TGGCGGTGGCGGGAGTGGTATTGCCAGCAAAATTGGAAATGCTATTGGTGCCGCTGGTGCTGCCGGGGTAGCAGCCACTCCTATTGGTGTTGCCTATAAGGCCAATGAGTTGGCAAAAGAACGTGAAGCCGCTGCTGGAAAGAAGCGGGAGGCTGCCGCTGAGATGAAGCGGGAAGCCCGTGGTGTTGAGAAGTCTGGTACTGACAGAGCGCGGGAAGCCGCCAAAGTTATTTCAGACGATGAGAAGTACACCAAGGAAACCCCGGATCAAAAGTACGCCAAGGGTGGTACTGCTTCCTCTCGTGCTGATGGCATTGCTCAGCGGGGTAAGACCCGTGGGACAATCATCAAATGATGGCCAGCCGTGGGATGGGGGCGATCAACCCCAAGAAGATGCCGACCAAGAAGGTCATCCATCGCACGGATAACCCCGACAATGTGGACATGTACAAAGAAGGCGGCGGGGTGAATGCTGCTGGCAATTACACCAAACCGGGTATGCGTAAGTCGTTGTTCAACTCCATCAAGAGTTCAGCAGTGCAGGGTACGGCGGCGGGTCAGTGGAGCGCGAGGAAAGCGCAGTTGTTGGCCAAGCGGTACAAGGCAAAAGGCGGGGGCTACAGAGATTGAAAGCTCCACAGCAGTCACTTAAAAATTGGACAGACCAGAAATGGAGGACCAAAAGTGGTAAACGCTCTTCTGACACGGGTGAAAGATATCTTCCAAGTGCTGCGATCAAAAGTCTCAGCCCTGCTGAGTACGCTGCGACAACGCGGGCAAAGCGAGCAGGTAAAAAAGCCGGAAAACAATTCGTAGCGCAACCTAAAAGCATTGCGAAGAAAACAGCGGGGTACAGATAATGGCAGGCGGAGCAGGAAATATAGGTAGTGCAGGTGGCATGGGTAACGCTTCTGCGCAACCGCAGGGTGGCCCTTTTGGTGGAAGTATGGGCGGTGGTCAGCAATCAGGCGGGGGCGTCCCCTCCTTTGCACAGCCGTACATGAACAATCTTGGTGGGGGCAACGCGTCTGCGCAGCCCTATGATCCAACGGGGGGTGCTCCACGCCAATCGACAAACCAAAGCAACTTTGGTCAAGGGATGAACGCGATGTTTGGCGGCGGCAGTCCGTTTGGTATGCAACAGCCTTCTTACGGGATGCAGAACCCGTTTGGTGGGATGGGGGCCCTGTCTAGTCCCGGCTATGGGATGAATCAATTTCAGCAGCAGCAACAAATGGGGCAACAGCAAGACTATCGCTCAATGGGGCGCGAGGTCGGGGAGCAAATGGGACAACTTGGCGCTCCCAACCAGATGCCGCAACCAATGGGCCAGCAGCCCTCGTACATGAACAACCCGGACTTCCAGGCGTACCAGAAGCAGGAGCAAGACCTTGGTCGCCAGATGAACGAGTATATGCAGAAAGCGCCCATGTATCAGCAGTTGCAAGACTTGCAGGGCAAGCTGCGCGGGTTCCAACAGCCCCAGCAAGGGCAAATGCAAAACCCGTATGGCAACATCGACCAGATGCAGCAACAGCGGAACATGCAAGACCAAGCTCGGCAACAGCGGATGTACGAGCAGGCTACCCAAGAGGATGCTAGACGCGGTATGACTATGGACATGCCCCCGCCAGGAACATTTGGTGACATGCGGGCGGCTGTAATGCCGCAACAACCCGGCTCAGAGCAGGTGGCTTCGGATTTTTCTGACTCGTCATTTTACGGCGGTCGTGGCGGATACGGCGGCGGTCGTGGTGGTTTTGGCGGTCGTGGTGGTTTTGGTGGTCGTGGTGGCTACGAGCAACAAATGCCTCAACAAGCAATGGGCCTACAAGGTCTTTACTCAATGCTGCAAGGGCGGCGTGGTGGCCCGTTTGGGGGTTATTGAACATGGCACTTACCTCTGGCGCAACAACATTCAATCTTGACCTGACCGAGTTGGTCGAGGAAGCCTACGAGCGTGCTGGCTCAGAGTTGCGCACGGGTTACGACCTGCGTACAGCGCGGCGCAGCCTCAACATCATGTTTGCAGATTGGGCCAGTCGCGGCATCAATATGTGGACGTTTGAGCCGGGCGTCATTGACTTGGTTCAGGGGCAAAACACCTACGCGCTGCCAGACGACACCATTGATCTGCTGGAGCATGTGATTCGCACGGGTGGGAACGTGGCGGCAACGCAAACCGACTTGACCATCACCCGTATCAGTGTTTCTACCTACGCTACGATCCCTAACAAGATTCAGCAAGCCCGCCCAATTCAGGTGTGGGTGCAACGGTTCAATGGCCAGAATTCGCCCGTGAGCGCGACGTTGAGCACCACAATTACCTCGTCGTCTACTGAGATTGTGTTGAGCAATGCTACGGGTTTACCCGCATCTGGGTTCATCAAGATCGACAGCGAGATCATCAACTACGGGTACATAACAGGGAATACCCTATATAGTTGTTTCCGTGGCCAACAAAACACCACTGCGGCGGCTCACACTGCTGGGGCAATTGTGTACTGGGCGCAAGTTCCAGCAGTCACAGTTTGGCCGACTCCCGACAATGCCCAGACGTATCAGTTTGTGTACTGGAGACTGCGCCGTACTCAAGATGCAGGCGGCGGTGTCAACGTCATGGACGTGCCGTTCAGGTTTATCCCCTGTATGGCAGCGGGCCTGTCGTACTACATTGCTGGCAAGATTCCTTCCGGTTTTGAGCGTATTCCCATGTTGAAGTCTCAGTACGACGAAGCATGGCAGATAGCGGCTGGCGAAGACCAAGAGAAAGCGTCTGTTCGCTTTGTGCCGAGACAACAGTTCATTGGTGGAACCTGATGGGAAATAGGTTCGCCTCTGGTAAAAATGCGATCTCCCAGTGCGATCGCTGCGACCAGCGTTTTAAGCTTTCAATCTTGAAGCGTGAAGTCATCAAGGGTCGTAACTACGACCTCTTGGTTTGCCCGGAGTGTTGGGACCCAGATCAGCCACAATTGCACTTGGGCGAGTTTCCAGTAGACGACCCACAGGGTCTGCGTAACCCCCGTCCTGACCGGAGCTATGTAATATCTGGTTTACTGGCGGATGGTGAGTCGGGTGGTGGGGGCGCATCATTTTTTGACACGGCCCTCACACCAAATAACTTGGTTTTGAGCGTGCAATTGGGTACAGTATCGGTATCAACGACATAAGGAGTCGAAATGGACACGAAGACAGTGAAGAAAATTGCCGACAAGGAAGTCACGGCGCACGAGAAGCGCATGCACCCCGGCGCAAAAAAGATGCGTGCTGGCGGTAAGACCAATAGCGATATGCTCAAGTACGGGCGTAACATGGCCAAAGTAATGAACCAGCGTAGCCCTGGTCGTGGAGGCTGATATGGCAACGTACAAGGTACCCAAAAAAGTAGCCACCGTGGTTGTTGGTGAAGAGCCAGCCAAAGAGACAATGCGCAAAGCAAACGTGTCTGTGGCCAACACGCGCAGTCAAGACTATCCCCCCACCAAAACCAGCGGCATCAAAATCCGTGGTACTGGCGCGGCTACTAAAGGTCTGATGGCCCGAGGCCCAATGGCATGAACTACACCGAGTTGTACAACACAATTCAGTCGTACACCGAGAATCAGTTTCCGGCTGTATACCTTGCAAGTGGGAGTACTGTGTCTGCAACGACACAGATCAATACTTTCATCACGCAGGCTGAACAACGTATATACAACTCGGTTCAGTTCCCCTCGCTGCGTAAAAACGTGACGGGGGTAACGTCCACAGGCAACAAGTATTTGTCGTGCCCTGGTGACTTTCTTTCTACGTTTTCGTTGGCGGTCATCACTGCTGACGGGCAAGAATTCTTGCTCAACAAGGACGTGAACTTCATTCGTCAGGCGTACCCCAAAGCCACGGACACTGCAACGCCCAAGTACTACGCACTGTTTGGCCCAACAACTTCAAACGATGCGTCCCCCGTAATCACCAATGAGTTGTCGTTCATTCTTGGCCCCACACCTGATGCGGTCTATGAAGTTGAGTTGCATTACTACTATTACCCACAATCAATTATTCAAGGCGTAGCAACGGCGGCGTCAATTACTACTACTGGTAGTAGCTTGACTAACGGAACTTATTACAACGTACCATTAACCGGTGGCACGGGGAATTCAGCCGCTGCTACTATCGTGGTGTCTGGCAACATTGTTACAAGCGTAACCATTGTTAACGGCGGTGCGTACTATGTTGTTGGTGACGTTCTGACGACAAGCGTTTCTTATGTTGGCGGCACAGGCACTCTTTTCACAATCACAGTTACAGCAATTGACAACGCAACTGGACGCACTTGGCTGGGCGACAACTTTGACAGCGTGTTGCTGTATGGGTCTTTGGTTGAAGCGTACATCTTCATGAAGGGTGAGCAAGACATTATTGCTGGGTACGACGCCAAGTACAAAGAAGCCCTTGCGCTGGCTAAACGTCTGGGCGATGGGTTGGAGCGCAGTGATGCGTACCGCAGCGGGCAGTATCGGGAAGCCCCGCTACCGCAGAATAACGGGGTGCGTTGATGGCGTTCACAGGCAACTTCAGTTGCAACACTCTTCGCTCGGGCTTGGTAAACGGCACAATCAACTTTACGACCGATACGTTTTATTTGGCGCTGTACACCAATGCAGCCACGCTTGATGAGACCACCACTGCGTACACCCCCACTGGGGAAGCATCGGGGGGCAACTACAACCCTGGTGGCCTGCCTGTTACCGCTACTGTGGGCACAGAAACCACTGCTTCTGGCAGCATCACGTATGTAAATTTCTCCTCTCCTTCTTGGACGGGTGCAATCACGGCCAGAGGGGCTTTGATTTACACGCCGGGGGATAATGGCGCTGTATGCGTCTTGGACTTTGGCAGCAACAAAACATCAACCAACACCTTCCCTGTGACGATGCCCGCAAACACAAGCACATCGGCACTCATTCGACTTGTTTAAGGAGCACCCTATGTTTAACGAAAAAGCTCAATCTACCGACGCCGTAACTGCGGGTTTGGTTGCTGGCACGGCCCTGCAAAACGGTGCTCGTGGTGGCGGCGTGTTTCACGTTCAGTGCCTGGATAAAGACGGCAACGTGAAGTGGGAAGACAAGATGCATAACCTTGTGGTCAACGAGGGGCTGCAAAACATGAACACCCAATACTTCAAGGGCAGTACGTACACAGCGGCCTTTTTCCTTGGCTTGGTGACTGGCCCTGGTTCTGGCACGACATACGCTGCTACGGACACCCTGGCTTCCAAAGCATGGACTGAGTTCACCAACTACAGCGGCTCACGTAAGGCTGTGACTTTTGGTACGGCTACCACTGCTGACCCGTCTGTCATCAGCAACTCTGCGGCTCCCTCTTCGTTCAGCATTACCAGTTCTGGCGGTGTTGTTGCGGGCGCGTTCCTGTGTACCGTGAGCAGCGGCACTTCGGGGGTTTTGTTCTCTGAGGCCGACTTCCAGTCCCCTGGCGATCGTACCGTGGTGAGCGGAGACACACTCAACGTGACCTACACGTTCAGCCTCGACGCTGCGTAATCCTTTGTGTTTGGTACATCCGCATTTGCTGCCGCTCCCTTTGCTGCTTTAGCAGGGACGGGCGCAGTCTATGACAGCGCGGTTGATGAGGCTGTAACGGCATCAGATACGGCGGTCAGTGCGGTGGCGTTGTTTGCACCGTTGATTCTGGAAGAGATTGCGGTTGGTATAAACATTACCGTTGCGGCTTCTGACTTTAGCGCGGCCATAGCGGAGACAATTACTGCCCTGGATACGCCGTCTGCTTTGGTGGTGTTCCCGGCGTACTTTGAAGATACGACCACGGCGGCAGACACGGTTGCTTCTTTGGCGACTTTTGAAGCGGCCTACGCGGAAACCGCCAGCGTTTCTGATCTGTATTTGGCCCAAGCAGTTTTTGAGGCCGCAACGCCTGAGACGGCTACAGCATCTGATTTGTTGATTGCGGGCCTTGAATATAGTGTGTTCATCCAAGAGTTGGCAGCGGCCTTGGATACGCCAAGCTCAAACGCAGACTTCTTGGCGGCTTTTGTGGATACGGCCACGGGGTCTGATACTTTTGCTGCCGCTGCTGGGTTTGGGGTTGCGGTGGCTGAAACAGCCACGGGTCTTGACGACACTTTGGTTGCCCCCTCCACTTTTAATGCCGTTGTCAGTGACACGGCTACGGCCTTGGATTCGCTCTTGGCTTCAGCCGTCTTTCTTGCTACCATACAGGACAGCGCAGTGGGAGCGGATGTGATTCTTGCCCGGTTCTTGTGGGAGATCATCAACGATGCACAAACCGCAAACTGGGGGACAATTAACGCAGCGCAAACGGCGGGTTGGGCAGAGGTAAACACCGCACAGTCAACCACTTGGCAGACTGTAAAAACGCAGGGTTAAATATGGCACTCGTAGTAAAAGACAGGGTACAAGAAATCACCTCAACAACGGGGACGGGCACTGTCACGCTTGCCGGGGCGGTTCTTGGGTATCAGACCTTTGCCACGGTTGGCGACGGTAACACCACGTACTACACCATTGTTGACCTGACCGCAGGCGACTGGGAAGTTGGTATTGGTACGTATACCGCTTCGGGCACAACCCTGTCTCGTACCACCGTGCTGTCTTCCAGTAACGCAGGGTCATTGGTTTCTTTTGCTGCGGGTACAAAGAACGTCTTTGTGACCTACCCGTCTTCGCGGTCGGTTTATTTGAGCGCGGCTGGGCTGGCTGTTGACGTTCTCGACATCGGCACACTGGGCACCAGCACGGCCAACATCAGCACGGCCAACATCACTGCGGGAACAGTTTCTACAACCCCGGTCAACAACACAGACATTGTTAACAAGCAGTACGCTGACGCCATTGCATCGGGCATTCATTTCCACGAAGCAGTGGATTTAGCGACTACCGCAGCCCTGCCAGCAAACACATACAACAACGGCGCATCTGGGGTAGGGGCAACGCTTACCGCAAACGCCAATGGCGCTTTGTCTGTGGACTCAACGCTCACTGTTGCTTCAAACCGGATATTGGTGAAGAACGAAGCTGCGCAAGCAAACAACGGTGTGTATACGGTCACTCAGGTTGGCTCCGCTGGGACGCCATACATTCTGACTCGGGCAACCGACTTTGATACCGCTGGGACGGGCGTTGACCAGATCGACGAAGGTGACTTTTTCTTGGTAACCAGCGGCACAGTAAACCTCAATACCGCTTGGGTTCAGCAGACTGCGCCCCCGATAACAGTTGGCACAACCGCAATTGTCTTCCAGCAGTTTGCTGCGCCAATCACATACACGGCGGGTACAGGGTTGAATGAATCCCCTACTTACACGTTCAACATCGCTAACACTGGGGTAAGCGCAACAACCTACGGCTCCGCAAGTTCTGTCCCAGTCGTGGCAGTCAACGCCCAAGGTCAGATTACTTCGGCTACCGACACAGCTATTGCCATCGCCGCAGGCGCGGTGTCTGGGCTTGCAGCTTCAGCCACCACGGACACGACCAATGCCAGCAACATCTCGTCTGGCACGCTTGGCACTTCAAGGCTCACGGGTTCCTATACGGGTATCACTGGGACGGGGGCATTGGCTGCGGGTTCGTTGGCCGCAGGCTTTACGGCTGTGTCTGCTCCTCTGGGCGGCACCGGGCAGACCTCCTATGCCATTGGCGATTTGCTGTATGCAGACACAACCACATCGCTGGCAAAACTTGCAGACGTAGCGGTTGGCAATGCCCTGATTTCTGGTGGCGTGGGCGCAGCCCCAAGCTGGGGCAAGGTTGGTCTGGCTACGGCAGTGAGCGGCACCCTTCCAATTGCCAACGGCGGAACAAACTCTACGGCCACCCCTACCAACGGCGGGGTAACTTATGGCACGGGTACGGCGCAGGCGTACTCTTCGGCTGGCACTTCCGGGCAAGTTCTTCAAAGTAACGGCGCAGCAGCCCCTACTTGGCTTGCTCAGTCCAGCATTGCTGCGGGTTCAGCTACCAACGCCACTTTTGCTTCGACTGCGACCAACGCCACTTTTGCC